GCGTTTTTGAACTCACCTACACACTGGTGACTTAATGTTCGGCCACATCAAAGCCAAAATCGAGGACAACACCAAGGCGGTTGCAGAAGCGGCCGACAAGGCGGCGTTTCGCAACTTTGGCCATGCGGCGGCAAGGATCAGCAAAGACGCGAAGGCGAGCATCGACAGGGCGAAAGGTCCCAGCGCACCTGGCGAGGCTCCACACACACACAAGCGAGTTTTTCTGCGTCGCGCGATCCGTTACGCAGCCAATCGAGACGGCGCTGTTATCGGGCCGCAACATTCGATCGTAGGCGAGGCCGGCGCGATCCATGAATTCGGCGAAACGTTTAAAGGTGCTCAGTATCCAGAGCGGCCGTTCATGGAACCGGCGCTCGAGCAAAACTTAAACCGCTTTGCCGGCGAATGGCAAGGCTCAATCGGAGAGTAGATCATGGCAGTTAAAATGGCGTTTGAGGGTCTCTTGTATCGAGGCCCTGCAGGAAGCACAGCCACCACACAGATCACCGGCCACCGCGACGTTACCTACACGATCGACGGCGACGACGGTGACACTACCTCGCAGGGCGATGGTTCCGCTGTTCCGATTGAGACGATGAGTCCGACTTCGGTGCGGATGGAAATTACGTTCAACATGGTGAACGACTCTAGCGATACGAGCCTCACCGCTCTTGTTGCCGCAGCGGCGGCGCGCACGCCGATCGCTCTTCGTACGAAAGATCACAGTTCGGGCCTTGGGTTCGACGGAGACGTCAATCTAAAGATGACTAAGGGGAAGCCATTCAAAGGCGAGCAGACGATCGACTTCACTGCGATCCCAACGCGGGTTAATCGAGCACCACAGGCTAACGTTTAACCCACGACGACACTTAACGGCCAGCACGCCTCACCCCCATTCAAAGGATTCATACGGTGCCAAATTTAGCAATCAACCTAACGGTGAGCGGCGCAGGCGGAACCGTTCAGACTTCCGTCACGCGAACCGCAGACAACGCCATCAACCACGAAGTGGCACTTCCTGCTGGCAAAGCGGGAACTCTCAGCACTCGCACAGATGCGGACACTGGCATCTGTACTGTCGCCAGCGGCCACGGCATCACCACCAGCCACATCGTAGATGTCCACTGGGATGGAGGCGTGCAGTACGGATGCACTGTTACCGCACAGGACGCCACCACGATCAGTATTGATTCTGGCAGTGGCGACGATCTGCCGACGCAAGACACCGCTATTGTCGTTACCGCGCAAGTTACGATCAATACTCTGATCGACGGCGACAATGTGGCGTTGTTGGCGATCAAAGCTGCCTACACAGGGACGCCCGACACCATCACTGGTTGCCACGTCGACATGCAGGATTCAGGCAACGCGACGATCGAAGAGATCGATTGCCTGGCGAACCTCGCCAAGTATTTCGACATCACCGGCGGCGACACAAACGTCTTCACCGGAAACCCGATTGTCGAAATCTACGCATCCAACGGCGACGCCACCAACGCGGCGACGTTGACAATTTTAGCGGTTCAGGACAGCACGCCGTAGTGTTTGAGATTCCACGATCCGCGACTCTTCGTTTCCTGGCGGGATTGCTGCTGGCAACTCGCCAAATTAAGAGATTTACCCCATGCCGCTCCGCATCAAAGACGACGAACGCCGCGCACGAGAAGTGTTTCATCCCGACATCACGGCCGAGGAATTGTCCCTGGCCGCGCGAACCTCGTTACGCCGAGCGGACTACCTGCGTCGGAAGTTGCTCAGGGGTAAGCGGCGGCCGGCGCAGGATCCGCCGGCGGCGAGCGTTCCACCGGAGGCTGCGGTGAACGAACCATACGGCCAGTCGTACAAGGGCCCGATGCAGCATTGGGCCGAAGAAGAACCCCAAACCCCAGAGGAACCCCATGGCGACATTCAAGGACACGAACGGGAGGAGTTGGACTCTGAGCCTCGACGGGCCGAAGATCAAGCGGATTCGTGATGCATGCGGCATCGACTTAGGCGCGATCGACGGCAAAGCCTACGAGCGAATGGACGCTGATCCGACGCTCCTGGTTGATGTGCTCTGGCTGCTGTGTGAAAAGGAAGCCAAAGAAGCTGGCGTAACTGATGAGCAATTCGGCATGGCCTTAGTTGGCGACGCGATCGACGAAGCAACGGAGGCGGTGCTCGATGCAATCACGGATTTTTTCCCGAAGCGCCGACGCGAACTGTTGAAGGCACTGGCGGCGCAGAACAAGGCAACCAGCAACGCGGCGATGAACAGCCTGATGGCGAAGATCGGCGATCCCGAGTTGGTGAAGAAAATCCAGGCGACGATGGAAGCGAATCTGGACGCGGAGATCAAGAGGGTTTTGACGCAGTTGTCGCCTGCTACGAACTCTGCGGATTCCTCGGAATCACCCCAGAAGGGCGAACCCTCCGCGAGCTGACTTGGATGTTGGAAGGCCGTGTGAAATGGCTCTACGGCGACTCGGAAGGAGATCAAGACGTCACCATTCCATACGATCCTGCGATTCTGGATTCCATACTGGGAGCGATGTAAGTGTCACGATCTGATATCCGAGCTGGCCGGGCTTTTGTTGAGTTAATGCTCAAAGGCAGAGCCAAGTTTCTTCGTGGGCTCGCCGGCGCGAAAAAGAAACTGACGGAGTTCGGCAAAAGCGCGATGGACGTCGGCAAGCGGCTGCTATCCGCCGGCGGGCTGCTTGCTGCTCCCATGGCTTTCGGTGTTAAAATCTTTGCCGACTTCGACGACAAGATGCGAGAAGTGGCGGCAGTTTCGGGCGCAGTCGGCGGCGAGTTTCAATCGCTCACAGAGAAGGCCAAAAAGCTCGGCGCCACCACCAGTTTCACTGCGGGCGAAGTTGCCGGGCTAATGGCTGAACTAGGCCGCGCCGGTTTTGATCCTTCGCAAATCGAGGCCATGACTGGCGCCGTGCTGGATCTCGCGAGAGCCACGTCCACCGACGCCACACAGGCCGCTGGCATCATGTCTGCATCGATCCGTCAGTTCGGACTCGAAGCGGAAGATGCAACACGAGTGGCCGACGGCTTGGCGGCTGCCGCGAACAAAAGCTTTAACACCGTTGAGTCGCTGGGCGACGCTATGAGCTACGCCGGGCCAGTCGCAGCCGACGCCAACATGAGCCTGGAAGAAACGCTGGCGATTCTTGGAGCGCTCGGCAACGTCGGCATCCAAGGCAGCAGTGCAGGTAATGCGATTCGTCGACTGGTTACGCTTACAGCCGCAGAAGCGGACAAGATGAAAAAGATTTTCGGCGTCTCTTTTGTCGATGCGGCCGGCGACGCCAGGCCGCTGGTTGACACGCTGGGCGAAGTGCACGAGGCCACTAAGGATCTCGGTACAGCCGATCGCGCGAAGAAGTTTAATGAGGCGTTTGGCCTGCTTGGCATCACCGGCGCTTCAGCGATTGCCAAGAACGCGGTAGGCGTTCGCGAACTGCTAAGTGCGATTCAAGACGCTGGCGGCGGTGCGGCGGAAACTGCCAAACAGATGGACGCAGGTATCGGTGGCAGCTTTCGCATTCTGCGTTCGGCGGTTGAAGGCGTGGCGATCGCTATCGGGGATGCGCTCGGTGAGACTGTCACCGGATGGGCTCGCGCAGCTCAAGGATGGGCGGAAACGGCGTCGGAGTTTATCAAGAACAACAAAGGCGTGGTGGTGATGTTCGCCAAGATTGCTGCGGGCGTTGCGGCGGCTGGTGCTGTAATCTTTTCACTTGGCGTCGTTGCAACGGGCACAGGCGTCGCCATCGGCGGCCTGGCTACCGTTCTGGGAGCTCTCTCGTCGCCGATCACCTTAGCGATCGGCGGTGTTGCATTGCTCACCGCTGGGCTCGCAGGGGGTGTTTATGCATGGTTAAAGTTCACCGATTCGGGAAAGAACGCTGCAATCGTACTTTCCGGTGCTTTCAGCAACATCATGTCAACGGCCAAAGACATCGCGGGGACATTCACAAAGATGCTGGGCGGCGTCAGTTCGGCATTGATGGGGGGCGATTTGCAAACCGCAGGCAAGATCGCCGTTACCGGCCTGCGTCTGATCTTCGCTAAGGGGCTGCGGTTCATCGAGGACGCATTTACAGGCACGTTTGGCGATGTAGTAGGAACGATCGGCGGCCAGATTCTTGGCGGCGACTTCCAGGGGGCCATGTCAACCGCGCTCGAGGGAGCTGCAGTTATCTGGGGACGATTCGTCGACGCGATGCAAAACACTTTCGGCGGAGCCATCGACAATGTTATCGGCCACTGGCAAAGGGCTGTAACTGCGATCAGTAACGGCATTCTCGACATCGCATCCAAGAGTCCCAAAATCTCACAATTCCTACTCGGAACCGACGTTGGAGCAATTAGCGAGGAATCAAAGAAACAGAATCAGCGAGCACTAGCGTTTCACACGAACCGCGCCGGCGAATTGAAACAACAACTGAAGACAGAAACGAACCCCGAAAAAATCGCATCGCTGCAACAGCAACTCGCAGACGCGGAAAAGTCTATGCGACATTTTGGCGGTTCGACGGTCGACGTGCTGGGCGAAATGAAGCGATCAGCGGCGGGCGACATCACGTCAATCGCCGACGCCATGCGGGCGTACATGCAAAACAGTGCAGGCCGCGCCAACCGAGAAGAATCGTTCAAGGCGAGGGTTCGCGGTGGCAGCGTTTCGCCGGAAATCCTGGCTCTTGAGCGTCAACTCGAAGAATTGCTGCGAACAGCCGAAACTGCAGCAAGATCAGCAAAAGCCAAATCCGACAAAGAAAGTGAAGAGCGGCGCAGGGGTGCTTTTGGCGGTAATGGCGATCATCCAGGTAAACAGTTCGTGGAAATGGGCGGTTCCACTTCGGCGGCCGCACTGGTGCTTGGCAGCAAAGGAATCACGCAGCAAAACGTTGTAGCAGAGGCCGTTGGCAACCAGACAGACGTCTTGAAACGACTCCTCGAACGCCTCAGCGGCGAAGAGCGCGAAGACAGCAAAAAACTAATGACGTCGTTCATTGAGGGGGTGGCAGTCGGGCCAT